ACCCCCCCTGTCTTTTCAGGCGTTCCTCTCCCTGAAACGGTCATGACGAAGCCACCAAGCCCCTTTGAGAAGCCATGAGTAGCCCTAGGAAGCCTAAACAAGTTGCCGGTGATGTCCCGACACGAGGGGCAAAACCAAAAGCGCTTATAGGGGCTATAAAGCCTCGTATTCACACACCTTTCTTAAAAGGTGAGTCTCGATTAGCCGAAGTTGAGAAATTTTTGAAAACTATCAATGTTACTTTGCTACCTTGGCAGCGTTTTTGCTTAGAGGATATGTTGAAGGTTAAAAAGGACGGCAATTTTGCAAGACGCACCAATCTCTTGGTGACCCCAAGACAAAATGGCAAAACTGAACTCGCAAAGATAATGATTTTGGCTCACATGTTCGTTTTTGAGTCAAAGAACATAATCGGACTCTCATCTAACCGATCTATGGCTTTTGATGTGTTTAGAGCAGTTGCAAACACAATCGAAGAAAATGATGTGCTACTTCAAAAGACAAAAGCAATTAGATACACAAACGGACAAGAATCAATTACATTAACCGATAACACTCGTTATGAAATTGTTGCAGCCACTCGCGACGGCAGCCGCGGAAAACACGCAGACTTGTTATTTATTGATGAATTACGCGAAATATCAGTTGAGGGGTTTCAAGCCGCCGTGCCTACCACTAGAGCGCGTCCTAACGCCCAAAGTCTTTACTGCTCAAATGCCGGAGACGCTTTTAGTACGGTGCTTAATGATTTACGAAGTAAGGCTATGGAATACCCAAGCCCCACATTTGGCTTTTATGAATACTCAGCACCTATGTCTATTAGACAAAATTTACATGATCGTAAATTGTGGGCAATAAGTAACCCTGCCCTCGGACATACAATCACAGAACAGGCAATCGAGGAAAGTATTGCGACAAACTCTATTGAAGCAACTTTGACAGAAACATTTTCGGTTTGGATTGATTCGCAGGTAAGTCCTTGGACTTTTGGCAGTATTGAAGCATGTAGTAATTCTGACTTGATCTTGCCGGTTGGGGCAATGACGGTCTTTGCATTTGATGTAAGTCCTTCAAAACGCACCGGTACTTTAGTCGCTGCTCAAATTGTTGACGGAAAGATTGGTGTGGGAGTTATGGAAACATTTAACTCAGAAATAGCGATTGACGAACTTAAAATGACTCAGGCTATCCATGATTGGGCTTTGAAATACAGACCGCAACAAATTGCTTACGATAAATACGCAACAGCCTCAATTGCTCAAAGATTAGAGCAGCAAGGTCATAAATTGGTTGATATTAGTGGACAGGCGTTTTATCAGGCATGTGGAGAACTTGCCGACAGTCTGACAAATAATCGAATAGTTCATAGCGGTCAGGAATCTTGGGTTCAATCTATGAATAATTGCGCAAGTAAACAAAATGACTCAGGTTGGAGAATTATTCGCAGAAAATCAGCCGGAGATGTAACCGCAAGTATTTCGACGGCAATGTGTGTTCATTTATTAAGTAAACCAATTTCTGTTCCAATGATCTACGCATGACGGTCAAAAGTGATATAATTCTCTAATGGGATTTTTCCGCGATTTAATCGGCGTAACACCAAAAACAGATATTAAGGCTCAATTAGCCCCTGCGGTTATGGGCGACCCTTTTAATTATTACACACCACTTTCTGCATTTACAATTGACCGTGCTGAGGCTATTACTGTTCCTGCATGTCAACAAGCAAGAAATATAATCTGCGGAATTATTAGTGGCATGGAACTTTCTACTTATTCAAAAGCAACTGGAGAAGAAATACCGAACTTGCCTTGGGTAAATCAATTAGAAAAAAGCGCGCCTAACAATGTAACCCTCAGTTGGATTGTTGATTCACTAATTTGGTATTCGGTAGCATATCTGCAAGTAGTTGAGCAATATGCGGACGATCTACGACCTTCAAGATTTGAATACATTAGAAATTCAAGAGTAACAGTTGAATTAAATAAAAATAACACTTTTGTCGATCAATACTTTGTTGACGGGAATTCAGTACCAATGTCAGGAATTGGCAGTTTGGTTACGATACAACTAGGTAAAGACCCACTTCTTACTTCAGGCGCAAGAATACTTAAATCAGCAGTTGATTTAGAAAAAGCAGTTTCAATCGCTTCAGCAACTCCGCAACCTGCCGGCATACTTAAAAATAACGGTGCAGATATGGGAGAAAAAGAAGTTGCTGGATTATTGTCTGCTTGGCGTCGCGCTAGAGACACAAGATCAACAGCATATTTAACTGCAAGTTTAGAATATCAGCCAACAGCATTTTCTCCAAAAGATATGATGTATGTGGACGCACTTCAAAACAGCGCCGCCCAAATTTCAAGATTATTTAACATAGACGCGTTTTATTTAAATGCGGACATGAACAATAGTATGGTTTATCAGAACATATTAGATAACAGGCGTCAACTTGTTTCTTTTACGCTTGCGCCTTATATCCAAGCGATTGAAAAAAGATTTTCTTTAGATGATCTTTCTCCAATGACTCAAGAAATCCGTTTTGACATTGACTCAGGATTCTTAAGAACTGACCCAATGGAAAGACTTGCAGTAATTGAAAAGATGTTACAACTAGAACTAATAACTGTTGAACAAGCGAGAGAAATGGAAGAATTAAGCCCAAATGGAAATAATTAACTTTAGCGCAGATTTAGAGGCTTCAGAATCACGCAGAATTATTGCAGGTAAAATCGTTCCCTTCGGTGATGAAATTGGAAACACAAGCGCCGGTAAAGTTGTATTTGAAGAAAACTCAATTCAAATAGATGACCCTAAAAACATAAAATTATTGTTAGAGCATGACGCAAAAAAACCTCTAGGTCGCATGAAAAGCATGGTTGAAGATTCTTCAGGAATTTTTGCTGAGTTTAAAGTTTCGAATACCACTCGTGGAACTGACAGCCTTATTGAGGCAAGCGAAAATCTTCGTTCCGGTCTGAGTGTTGGAGTTGAAGTTATTAAAGGAAAAAACAAAGACGGAGTTTATCGCGTAAGCGCGGCTCGTCTAATTGAAGTTTCGCTAGTACAGGCAGCAGCGTTTAAATCTGCTGAGGTAACAAGCGTTGCTGCGTCTGAAAATACAGAGGCAGTTTCAACCGAAAACAAAACAGAAAATGAGGAAATTGTGGAAAACACAAACACCGATACACCTGTTGCGACTGAGGTAGTAGAGACCCCTGCGGTTGAAGCCTCAAGACCAACAGTACAGGCAGCAGTTTATACAAAGCCTCGCATTGCACCAATGACTTCAGGACAATACCTTGAAGCAACTATCAAAGCAGCAATGGGTGATGAGAACGCTCGTCAAACAATTCTTGCAACAGATGACACTACAACTAACACCGGTCTTACACTTGCACCACACCTAACTGAGTTCATTACAAATACACTTGATGTTCGTCCTTCAGTAGAAGCAGTAAGCCGTGGCGCACTTCCAACTTCAGGCATGTCTTTTACAATTCCTAAGTTAACAACTGCACCAACAATTGATTCAAACTCAACAGAAGGCGAAGCACTTGGCGGTACTGAAATGGCTTCAGGTTACATTACAGTTGATGTTAAAAAAGCAGCCGGTTTGCAAACAATCAGTTGGGAATTGCTTGACAGATCATCTCCAATTTTTTATGACGAGTTAATTCGTGAATTAAATCGTGCATACGCAAAAGCAACAGATGAAGCAATGTTTACACAATTTGTTACAACTGGAACTGCTGGAACTGCCGTTGCAACTGCGGACGCAGACGGACTGCAATCATTTATTGCAACTGAGGCTGCGGCTGCTTATGCTGCAACCGGTGGTTTTGCAACTAATTTAGTTTCAAATAGTTCATGGTGGTCAGTATTACTTGGTGCGCAAGATTCAACAAAGCGCCCAATTTATGCAGCCGCTAATCCTGTTAACAACGCTGGTATTGCTTCACCACAATCGGTTGTTGGTTCAGTATTGGGTACAAACTATTATGTAGACCCTTTTATTGGTGCTGGAACAGGTGATGATTCAATGTTCCTAATCAATCCTTCAGCAATAACATTTTATGAAGCCCCTAAGACAACCTTGAGAGTCGAAGCACTTTCAAATGGTCGCTTACAGGTAGCCGTCTACGGATATTACGCAATTGCAACTAAACTTGCTGGCGGAATCCGTCGTTGGAACAAGTCCTGATCTAAGTAGTTAGATCAATAGCGTTAAGGGGCGTTGGAAGCCTTCGCCCCTTAACTTTTAAGAAAGGTAATTATGGCAGCCACATTTTGCACCGAAGCCGAACTTAGAGCCAATTTACAACTGGGTTCTTTGTATACTTCCGCAACTGTTGAAGAAGTTTGTCAGGCTGGACAAAATATCATTAGTGATTATCTTTGGAAAAACCAAGCCTTCAATTCTGCTCACTCTCATATTGTTGGTTATGGAACTTTATATTTTGATACACCTCACGATTTCTTTGTGGGTCAAGTAGTTACAATCAGCGGTAACGGCGCAACTTTTAACGGAACTAAAACAATTACAGACATAGATACTTTTTCAATAACAATGGCTACTTCACACTCAACTGTTGAACCAATTCACCCAACCGCACCCTATGGAACTGTTGCTGCAACGGATTATGTTTCGTATAGCACCGTGCCCGAAGTTAGGTTGGCGACGCTTATGGTGTGTACTGAGATTTGGCAAGCAAAACAGGCAGCAAACGGGGGCGCATTAGACCCTAACTTCCAACCGTCTCCTTTTAAAATGGGTTCAACTTTAATTGCTAAAGTTAGAGGCTTACTTGCGAACCACTTAGCGCCTAATGGACTAATAGGCTAATGACAGTTGCCGTTACAACTCTCAGAGCCTCAATCAAGTCTGCGTTAAGTAACGCGGGGGTGTGGGATACATTTAGTTATGTACCAGCCACACCCACCGCCAATAGCGTTGTACTCAGGTATGCAGACCCAATGCTTGAGCCAAGCAACAATCAATACAATGTTGGGGCTAAGGCAAACTTCACAATTACTTGCATAGTACCAATGTTGGATAATCAGGCTTCTTTAATTGCATTAGAGGAAATGGTTTGTGCGGTGTTTTTAAAACTAAGCGCGTCAACTATTAAGTTTAATGTCGAAAGCGTTTCTGCACCTTCAGTATTGCAGGAAGCCCAAGAAATGATGGTTTCCACAATAAATATAAGCACACTAACAACTTGGAGTTAAATAAATGACACTTACAGACGAAGATATTGCCTTTCTTAAAAAGATCGGTCAAGAAGTACCGCAAGACAAGCCAAAACCAACAATCACTAAGAAAGACGAGGAATAATTAAATGGCAACATTTTTAAATAACAAAGTTGGGTTTAAGGTGGCAACCGTAGACCTGAGCGCGTATGTACAATCTTTTGTATTAAATCGCGTACTGGATCAGATAGAAATTTCTGCAATGGGAGATACCAGCCACAAATTTGCGACTGGTTTGGCTTCAGATACAATTACTGTAACCTTCCTAAACAATGACATTGCGACAGGTGCAGGTTCAGTTCGTGCAACCCTTCAGGCTGCTTTTGGTACAACAGTTGCTTTCTCAGCAATGCAAGACACAGGCGCGGCGGTTTCAACGACAAATCCTCTTTACACAGGTACAATTCTTGTTGATAACCTAACCGACATAAATGCACCAAGCCCTGCCGACATTGGAACTATTGACATTACATTTACCTGTAATTCAAAGACCGTTGTCGCAACAACAGGTACATTTTAATAACTAAAGGATAACAATGATTAAACTTAAAATAACCAAGGCTTCAGGTGATGTTTTAGAATATGAAATTACACCTGCTATTGAGTTTGCATTTGAAACACATTTTAAAAGTGGATTTCACAAATATTTTCGAGAAGAAGAAAAACAAAGTGCGGTCTACTGGTTGGCTTGGGAATCTGAAAGGCGTAATGGATTACACCCTACGCCTTTTGGAGATTCCTACCTAGAAACTCTATCTAAAGTAGAGATTTTGGACGCCGACTCCCCAAATGGATAACGAGGGACTCCTTCCACTATCTTGTGGCTCGGTTAGCAATAACCACCGGATTACCTCACCAAACTTTTATTGATATGGACAGAGATTTATTAAGGGCAACCTTGGCTGTTCTAAAAGACGACGCAAAGGCTAGGGAAAATGGCAACCGAGGTAAAAGGCTTAATTGAACTTAAGAAAGCCCTAAAAGACTACGCCCCTAACCTTGCCGCGCAATTAGACGATCAAATGGCTTTAGCCCTTGGTGGTATTGTTAAAAAGGCGCAATCTTACGCACCCGTTGATTCTCCTTTAAGCAATTGGAGTTACAGAAAACGATCTGAAAAAAATGCTGAAGGTCAAAGAAAATTTCCGTTGTATAACTCAGCAAGGGTTGTAAAAGGAATTAAATATAGTTCTACTCCAAGACGGACAAACAAAAAAGGTTTTAAGGCAGTTTATTACATTATTAACAAATCAGCGGAAGGCGCTATTTACGAAACCGCTGGTAGAAAAAACCCTAATGGTCAACCTTGGGTTGGTCGTAAAGGCGACCCAAACGATCACTCGGTTAGCCACTCAAATAATACACAAGCCGGTGCAGATTTTATTCAATCAATGGGCGAACTTAAGCAAGGAAATGCTGAAAGTTCAACAAAGCGTGGTCGGTATATGAAAGGTCGTTTAATCTTTCGTGCGTGGGCTGAAGATTACGGCAAGGCAAACGCAGCCGCTTTAACTGCTATTTTTAATGTTAATGAGCAATTTAAAAAGAAACAATACTTTAGGAAGGTTACTTAATGTCCTTAGTAATTGATATTGTCGGACAATTCTCAGGCAAGAAAGCATTTGACCAAGCAGAGAACGCAGCCGAGAAACTAGGCAGAACTGTTAAAACGGCTTTGATTGGCGTAGGAGTAACGGCGTTTGCTAAATCAGCAATATCAGCGTTTGCAGCGCAAGAGAAACAACTTAACTTATTCAAGAACTCATTAAGAACTATTGGTTTCGAGTTTGCGACTTCAGATTCATTAGCATTTTTAAACTCACTAAAATTACAATTTGGTGTTGTTGATGACCAACTTATTCCTGCTTATCAGCAATTACTTACAACTACACGCAGTCTTGCCGCTACTCAAAATCTTACAAACATTGCTCTTGATATTGCTGCTCGTCAAAACATTAGCGTTACTGCCGCCGCAGACGCATTAAGCAAGGCTTACCTTGGCAATACAAAGAGCGTAGGCGCACTTGGTTTAGGCATAAGTAAAGCCACGCTTGCTTCAGGTGATTTTGCTGCCATATTAAAAGAAATTACAAATGTTACTAAAGGTTCTGCCGCCTCCGCCGCAGATACCTTTGCAGGTAAATTAGCCAAGATAAAAGTTGCTGCCGATTCAGCAAAGGTAAGTATTGGTGCAGGTTTGGTTGAAGCCTTAATGCAGATTTCTAAATCAACTGACATAGATCAACTTCAGACTAAGATCATAAACTTCGGAGAATCTGCCGCGCAAACATTAGGCAATGTTGGTAAACTAATTTCAGAAAACATAGTTTTAATTAAAACCTTTGCAATTGTATTAGCCGCAGCGTTTACTGTAAACAAGATCGCTGCCTTTATTGCCTCTATAGAAACAATTGTTAAGGTAGTCAAGCAACTTAGAAATGCTTTAATTGCAAGTGCAGTAGCAAGAAACTTTTTATTAAATCCAATAGCGGGTGCAGCAATAACGGCTGGCATGTTTGCTGCAATTGGTTTAGTCATAAAAGGCGTGGACGCATTAAGTGAATCAACTACTAGAGCAACAGAGAATTTACTTAATTTATTTGGTGCTAGCAAAGCCCTTGGCGTTGGTGGAGATCAAGGCGGTGCTGCTAAGTTTGCTGAAGGTGCAGCCGCTAGAGCCGCTAAGGACGCTAAGGACGCGGCAGCCGCACAATTAAAGGCTACTAAGGCACAAACTAAAGCCCAACAAGATCAGGCTAAGTTAAGCAAAGCAAAGACCCTTTTTGACATAGATCAAATCCAAATTATTGCTGCCCTGCAAAGCAGAGTTACAGAGGACGAGAAACTAAGACTGTCTTTACAATTGGCTTTAATTCAAGGTAATGCAACAGAGGCAGACCGTTTAAGTAACTTACTAGCCGCTTCTCAACTAAAGACTACTAACCTTGCGTTAGCAATTGCTAACTTACCACCTGCATTAAATCCTTTAAAAGATTATCCAAGTTATATAAATGCAGCAATAACAGATATTCAGCGAATACAAAAAGAATTAGACAAATTAACAGCACCTGAACTTACAGTTAAAGTTAAGACAATATTTGAAGGCGCGGGTGGTGGCGGTGGCGGTGGCGCGGGTGGTGGATTCATGCCACCTCAACCTGCGGCTGGCGCTAGCACATTGGGCATTGCTGATCTAGGTTTAGGTGGAGATCAAGGTATTAACAGAACTAGCAGCGCCGCAGCCGCAGCGCAAGCAGCCGAAACATTTAGAGAGGACGCTAGAGCAGCCGCAGCCGCAGCGCAAGCATTGTCTGACATTGCAGCGCAAGCAGCCGAAACTGCAAGAGAAAACCGCAGGGCTAGCGCTGGCAACACTTACATAATTAACGGTGCAACTCAAAGCCTACTTAATGAATTAAGAAGCGGGTTGGTAGATTCCTCTGCTTCAGGTTCTTTCTCAAGTATTGGCAGAGTTAGAGATTACAACTAATGGCTTTACCTGTAACTCTTAAGGTAACTTTAGACTTTAGTTCAGGCGCAACCTTTGGGTTTCCTATGGTCTTGGGAACAGGTTTACTTGACCAAGCAATTTTAGGAATTGAAGGTAGCGCAAGTGTAGTTGCAGATTTAACTAGCGTAACAAGACAAATTAACATAACAAGAGGTCGCAGTATTGGGCGCGATACTTATGAGGCTGGCACGGCTATTGTTACCGTTTACGACAATACAGGCGCGTTCAATCCCCAAAATTTGAGCAGTCCCTACTATCCGTATGTTACTCCGTTAAGAAAACTTAGAGTTGCAGCGGTTTATGGCGGCACGGAGTATTTTCTTTATAGCGGTTATGTACAAAATTATGCTTATAGATACGATCAGGCTGAAAATGTAGGTTATACAGATATTTATTGCAGCGACGCTTTCAGATTATTTAACTTAGCGATTATTAACACAATCACGGGTCAAGCCGCTGGACAAGATATTGGTACTCGCATAAATAAGATTTTAGACACCGTAGACTTCCCTGCAAGTATGCGTGAAATAAATACAGGAAACTCTACGGCTCAAGCAGATACAGGTGCAATTAGAACTTCTTTAGCAGCAATTCAAGCCGCCGAGTTCTCAGAACAAGGGGCGGTATATGTTAACTCCGAAGGAAATGTTGTTTTTAAAAATAGAACAAACACCATAGCCGCTTCAGGCACTACTCCTATTTCTTTCAATCAAACAGGTGGAATTCCATACAAAAACCTAAAGTTTGCATTTGATGACAAGTTAATTTTAAATGTGGGTAAGTTCAAACGCGTGGGTGGTGCTGAGCAGGTATACAGCGACGCAGCAAGTGTAGCAACCTATTTTCCACATACTTTAACGGCTGAAAATTTAATCTTAGAAACGGACGCGGAAGTCTTAAATGCAGCCGCTTTGTTTATCTCATCAAGGTCAGACACGACCATTAGAATTGATGAAATGACTATTGATATGTTGGACAGCAATGTACCCACGGCTACCATTTTAGGGATTGATTATTTTACAAATGCCTTGGTTAGCAATATCCAACCGGACGGTTCAACCATTACTAAGAACCTATCAATTCAAGGGGTCAGGTGGGATATAACACCGAACACTATGCTGGCGACATTTCTTACAACCGAGCCAATCTCGGACGGATTTATTTTAGGCAATACGACATACGGTCAATTAAATGACGATATACTTACCTACTAGGGGGACAATAATATGGCAGCAGGATTAGGTTTCAAGACATTTACTACGGGCGAGGTTTTAACCGCCGGTGATGTAAACGGTTATTTAATGCAGGGAGTTTTAGTCTTTGCAAGTGCGGCGGCTCGCGACGCTGCAATTACTTCACCGCAAGAAGGACAGTTTGCTTATCTAAAAGATACAAATGTTACTACTTATTACACAGGTAGCGCATGGGCTAATTTAGATACAACAGGCATGACTAACCCTATGACTACAACAGGCGACACAATTTATTCATCAAGTGGTTCAACACCCGCAAGATTAGGTATTGGTTCAACTGGTCAAGTATTAACTGTTGCGGGCGGTGTGCCCTCATGGGCTACACCTGCTGGCGGTGGCGGTAAAGTTTTACAGGTTGTGCAAGGCACCACAACAACAGCCGTAACATCAACATCTGCAAGTTTTATTGATACTGGATTAACAGCAACAATTACTCCAACTTCTGCAACTTCTAAGATTCTAGTAATTTTATCTCAAAACTTAATTATTACTCAAAGCAGTTTCATTAACAATAGCGAAATGGCATCATTTTACAAATTGGTTAGAGGTGCAACTACCATTTGGGGAACTACAAGTGGCGGACAATGGATTTATTTTTACATTGGAAGCAATGACAAGAATAAAGAAATAGGCGGAAATATGGCATTAACTTATTTAGACTCACCTGCTACGACTAGTGCAACAACATATAAAACTCAAGCAGCATTGGGCGGTTCAAGCCAATTAAACTTCCAAGGTGGTGGGTTATCTGCACAAATTATTTTAATGGAAATAGGAGCATAGTATGGCAACTACAATAAATGTACTTCAATACCTAAGACCAAATGGTGGTTGGGTTATTACTAATAATGATTTTGATACTATTGTTTATGATGATGACGTTGAACCTATTACTAAAAAAGAACATGATGAAGCGTTAAAAATTGTTGATAAGATAAAGGCTGATAAAGAACTAGCAAACGCAAGCGCTAAATCTGCTTTGCTAGAGAAACTTGGCATTACTGCCGAGGAAGCCGCACTACTTCTTTCATAATGAAACCGTGGTTATCAAAGGCTGCGGCGCAATTTAGAAATCAAGTTGATGACTGCTACCCCGACAGGAATCGTAAAAGTGATGGGTGGATTGCTTCTTTGGCACATGTGTCTAGAGCGCCAAAATCCGATCATAACCCTGACCCAAAAACAGCCTGCGTCCGTGCAATTGATATTTCTATTGGGTTATCTGACGACAAACGGCTTCCAGCGTATTTGGCAGATCAAATTAGATTGTTCGGGAAAAATCACGGGCGTATCTCTTATGTAATTTTTGAGGAAAAGATTGCTTCGCCTTTACTTGGTTGGAAATGGCGAAAGTACAAAGGCATAAATAAACATAACCACCACATACATTGTTCATTTCGTGCAGACCAAGATCATAATTCAGAGTTTTTTAACATACCACTACTAGGGGGTAATCAATGAAACTATCAGACAAACACATTGCAGCAATTAAGTCTTACGCAAGAGCAGTAATCGCAAGCGGTATTACAGTCATTTTGGCTATTGCCGCAGATATGCGCCCTGAGTACGCAATTCTTTTAGGTAGCGTTTTAGCGCCTGTTATCAAGGCAATTGACCCAACCGAAAAGCAATACGGTCTAGGTAGCAAAGAGTAATGACAGCCCTTGAGTGGGCTGGCTTTGCGGCTGGAATAACTACCACACTAATAGGTTTGCTTGCCGGCTTACGCTGGCTAGTAAAAGGTTGGCTAAATGAACTTCGCCCGAACGGTGGGTCAAGCATGAAAGATCAACTCACCTCTTTACAAAAAGAAACGACACGCCTTTCTGATCGAATAGATGAACTCTTTATTGTCATTAGTAGGAAGTAAACTTATCTCATGGCTAACACTCGTAAGCGTAAGAAGATCAATAGGCGTGTGGTTCGCCGTTCGCCTGAACCTTTATCTAAACTAGATGTTTTTATGATTACCAAGCATGAAATTTACAAAGCCGCTAAAAAGGCTGGATTCAGCAATGAGGTTGCGTGGTTCTTTATGCAAGAGCCTCACGCACTACCTGATTGGGTAAGCAATGATTCGCCGGACTCTTTAATCCCGCGCATTGACCCTACGGACGACGAGGACGACGATTAAGCGCGTCGCTTTTATCAGCGATTTACAAGCCCCGTTTTTTGATGAAAAGAGTGTGAAGGTAGTAGGCAAGTTTTTAAATAAATGGAGACCCCACCAAACTATTCAAATTGGTGATGAGATTGACCTGCCTCAACTTGGTGGATTCAATGCCGGAACTATTGATGAAATGGTTGGTAACTTAGACGAAGATAGAAAAACAACTCAAGATGTTCTTGATTACCTTGGCGTTACAGATGTAGTAGGAAGTAACCATGGAATTAGACTTTATAGATCAATCAAGAAAAGACTTCCAAGTTTTCTTAACTTACCCGAATTACAGTATGAACGCTTTATGGGATACGACAAACTTGGTATCAAGTTTCACCCACACGGACTTGACTGGGCTTATGGTTGGACGGCAGTTCATGGGGACGCTTTTCCACTTAGTCAGGTCGGTGGACAAACGGCTTTAAATGGGGCTAGGAGACTAGGAAAGAGCGTAGTGTGTGGACACACCCATAGACTAGGCTTAGCAGCCTTTACAGAGGCTTCTAGAGGGCAATTAGGGCGTACAGTATGGGGATTAGAGGTCGGAAATCTTGTTGATCTCGCTTCAAGCGGTATGGCTTACACAAGGGGCTATGCTAACTGGCAGCAAGGATTCGCAGTTGCCTATGTTAAAGACCGTAAAGTTCAGGTAGTCCCTATACCTATCAATAACGGCACTTTTATATTTGAAGGTAAATTGTATGAGTAGAGAAACAGATTATGTGCCTAGAACCATTGATGAGCAGATTGATGAGTTTGACTCTCTAGGTATACTTTAGGGTTCGTTACCAAATCGTTATACGCCACGCCATGTTCGGCGTTGTAAATGTCTTCCACATGAGTCATGCTTTCCCTATCCAAGTTAACGGAACTTGGTGTAACGGAAAGGCTTTAAATGAAAATAAAACATGCTAACGCTTTAGCCAATGTTAAATTAAACCCATTGGACTTTGAAAGATTAACTGAAAGTCAAATGCAGTTTAAAGGACACAATTGGGAAATCCAAGATCATAGATTTGACCAAGAAATGAATTACAATCATGACTACATTTTTTGGGTAGAAAACTATGCTTCTCTGATACTTGCTACACATTTCCTAGATCAAGTTAAACACAGTTATTCAATTGCCTATGACGAAGCAGTTGAAATGTATTGTTTCACAACTGATTACGCAAGTTCTTGGAATATCTAATGAGAGACGCTGGATTGCTTTGGTGTGCAATTATGACAGGTGTAATTTTTGTATGGTACATAATTTCTTTAATAAGAGATAATGCCTTTCAAAATGGTTACTGGAAGGGACGCGCTGCGGGCTTTGAATCTCACCGCAGAATTACAAACATAGCGAAACAGTCAGATGAGGTTTTCGACTATGAAAAACACTAGTGAATTACTTGAGGAAGTAAGGGAGACATTGTATGCAAGAGGGCGCGTTTATGGAAGCAGTCGAACAAATCACGAACGAATCTCAGAATTGTGGACTGGTTACCTTGGAACTTACATATCGCCTATGCAAGCCTCAATGTGCATGCTCTTGGTCAAAGTCTCAAGACTTACCGAGACACCAACTCATCAAGACAGTATTAAAGACCTCATTGGTTACGCGGCGATTTACAACGAACTCTTAAACTCTTATGAAAACGATTTTGGGGGTGAAGTAAATGGCATTTAATATCAACGACTATGAAACGGTAGAGGTGCGCCTTGGAAAGTTTATTGCTGAATATCCTGACTTTAGGATTTATACTGAGTTGTTGGAATCTAGTCCTACGCGTTTTATTGTCAGGGCTTCGATATACCGTACGGAGTTGGACGCTAATCCTTGGGCAACTGGTCTTGCTTATGAAGTGGTTACGGATAGAGGTGTCAATTCAACTTCTGCACTTGAGAACGCGGAAACTTCTGCAATTGGGCGCAGCCTCGCTAACGCTGGATACGCCGCTAAAGGCAAGCGACCAAGTCAAAGCGAAATGGCTAAAGTCATTGCAGCAGAAAGTGAACCCAAAACGATCTACGGCAGACCAAACTCAAGATCAGCAGCAGTAGAACAGGCTTTAAGAAGTTCTTTTGAGGTGGAAACAAAAGAAGCCGAACCTGTTAAGTGGACAGTTGGGGAAGTTGTAGACGCAATTGGTAGTTCAACACCCAACCCACCGCCTGAGTGTGAACATGGCAGCATACTCAAGACTGGTATCAGTAAAGGTGGCAAGCCTTACTATGGATATGTTTGCAAAAGTAACATTAAAGAACACGCAGTTTGGGCAACCATGTCGCCAAATGGGCGCTGGTTCTTTAAAGGTGATGAATAATGAAAACCTATCCAATTGTCTTTGAGGAAATGGGTATTGATGACCAAGGTTATTATTTAATAACTTGCAAAGGTACTCGGTTTAGATTAGTTAAGTGCAAACCCGTTTGTGAGGTAAGTAAAAATGGGTAATTTAGAAATCATTGAACCAAGCGGTCTTAGAGCAACCTTTACAGATGAGGGCGTTGCACTTGATATAGTGCCATTATCTGAGTGTTGCGAAATGTGTAATGACCCTAGAGTTATGACTGTTGAAGGGGTTAAGAAATGCGTCGCATGTGGTTGCGTTAATCATATTCCTGACATAAAGCCTCATGCCTAGATATGATTTCCTTTGCGAGTTCTGCTCGACGCAGGTGGAACTCGTATTGGCGGTAGATCAGCAAGTGCCTAGGTGCGAAATTTGTCGGGGACTACTCAGGCGCGTATGGTCTACCGTCCCTATTCATTTTAAGGGCGACGGTTGGGCTGGCAAATCCAAGTGATACATGATTTAACTTGGGTATTTAAGTGTAATAAGTGTGGCAAACCCATGTTGTTTTATCAAATAGCAGGATTTGACGCCGGTGAAGAACATGTAGTTGTTATGTGTGTCAAGTGCGAAAACACCGGTGTAAAGGCTAGAATTGAGGCTATAACCGATAAAGAGGTTGTTCATTGTGCTAAATGTGGTGCATGGAAAATGGAAAGCAGTTCTTGTATCACATGCAAAAAGATCAATGCCCTGAGTGTTTAAGTTACAACACTACAACTATTAAGGCAGGTTCGGATTATGTTTCTGATTGCAAAAACTGTTTACACAATTGGGTTGAAGGTTGGGGATAACCGTGTGGACACGCCGATAACATGCGGAAAGTTATCCACATGATTGACAGGGTGAGTACACTATCAGCAAGCGACGCGCCTGTAAGCGCGAACGCGAGCCGCTTTAGCGGATTGCTCGCGAGTTCGTTGCTGTTAGTTATTGGGCTATCTCTTTGCTTAATGGTATTAAACCTTGATTCTAAAACTATTGATTCCTCAAATGCGTTATCATTAAAGCCTTATGTATCGGTTAAAGAATATGCTGCTCAAAAGATTCAATCAAAAGACCAATGGGTGTGCTTGTCGCAGTTGTATGGTAAAGAGTCAGCGTGGAATCATAGGGCTATTGGTAACCTTAATGGTACTTCCCCTGTTTATGGCATACCACAATTAAAGAACCCATTGATGTTAACTAAGAGCGCTTACGAGCAAGTAGATTACGGACTCAAGTACATAGCCCATAGGTATAAGTTCGATAAGTACGGCAATGTTAATGCGTGTAAAGCGTTACAACATTTTAAGAACAAAGGTTGGCATTGAGTAAGAAAGCATTAGGTACTTCTCGTTGGAAGAAAACTAGGTTAGCCGTATTAGCAAGAGACGGTTACATTTGTAGTTACTGCGGACAAGAGGCAGATCAAGTAGACCACATACAAAGCAGAGTATCCGGTGGGGACATTTTCAATTTAGAGAACCTAACAAGTGCATGCCGTCGTTGTAACCAATCGAAAGGCGCACGCTCAAAACCCCTTTTTTTTAGGTCAGGTTCTACCCCCCCTG